ATGAAGCTGACGGTAAGCCCTGCAGTCCTAAGTTCTGCCGGAACTTGTCCAATTGCGCTGGTCAAGTCGTATTTATTCCCACCTGATATGCCTGATGTTGGATGATTTATTGATACGTTATATTCGCTTGTTCGGTTATTGATTGTAGTCTTGTCATAGTAATCCTGCTCGAGCTTCTCTAAGTGTTCTAGCATCTGTGTGCCGATACGGGTTGCAGTATTCTGTTTGTTCGTTTTTTCGTCACGGATCTGGATTGCTAATTGTTTGAGTTCTTCAAATGTTTTTGTTGCCATAATTCTGAGTTTTTTACGAAGTAAATTAACCTGTCAGTAAGGTAAAAAGACATCTTTATTTACGCCGATTACGGGTACCGTACAGGCGTGATCGGAGCGTAGTGCTGCGCTTGTGGTTTGCTTCCTCTATTTTATCGACAAGCAAGCCGCAGAACTCTTCGCCGTACATGTAGGCCATCTGTTCCTTCAGTACCATGATGGATGCAAAGTAGGGCCGGGAAAACCATTCTCGAGGTTTACGCGGATTGCCGGATGTATAGTATCCACCGGGCTTAGGACCAACTTTGCGAGGCACATTTAACCCGTGTTCCTCACGATAAACCGGGTTTAATATCTCTAAGTCACCGCCGTTACCTTTGGTATATCCGTTGCCGACACCCATGTCCTGGTATATGCCGTACTCCAGAAACTTGTGCTGGATGATGGATACCGAGTCGGTGGCAGATATGACGTTATCGCGTATCTGCTGGTGAAGCGAGTAAGTATTAATGACGTGCAGCCTCTCAATCTTTTCACGCCAGATATTCACCATCATTTCTGCCCAGGCTTCCTGATATTTTCTGCGGTCTTCATCGGTGGCTGCCGGCCTGTTAGTGTCTGTATTAGCCATTCCACTCGTCCTCCTTATAACATAAATCCGTAGGTTCGGCCAGTTCGACCATAAAGTACAGGCCAGTGCATCCAGATATGAAATACTCCCCCAGTTCACGGGCGTAGATTTTGGAGACATTTAGGAAGGATAAATCCAGGTCTTCGTAGATGTATTTGTCACGGAGCATGCGGGAATGGAACTGTCGGAAGAGCTGCCGGCAGATGTCCAGCTTTGCCGCCCGGTCGGTCATGTCATCGTATTTGTACCGGATTAGGAGAAATACCGTGAAGGTGCGCTTCTTGAACCAGCCACCACCGATTTGTTCGACGGCAGCGTCGTTGGTGTCATCGACGCAGACGAAAGAGGATTGTTTTCGGAAATTGTCGAGGACCTCCTGAAGCGAATTGATACCGCTGCAGGAACATGGAAAGAATGAGTTGGCTTTGGCCAGCTTGTTCTTTTCGGTCAGTTCTTTAAAATAGGCGTGGCCGTCAAAGAATTTACTTGTGTCCATTTTGTTTTGATTTTAGAATTTGAATATCGTGTGCTTTGGCATCCAGTTCGGTCAGGGCTCGCCAGCAGTCCATCTGCAGGACTTCCTTTTCTTTCGTCACGTCACCACCGGTCAGTGCCCGGATCTGGGCGTTCATCGCGCCCATCAGGTCGGGCAGTTCCGGCTGATCAGCGTCGGTCCTCTGGTGGAACGGCTGAAAGAAATGGGGAAAAAGGGAGGCGAAGTACAGTTTGATGCTGCCCCACCAGAGGAATACGGAAACCAGTTCGTATTCCTTGATGCGGGAAAAGGCGGCTTTCAGTGAACCTCTGACACCCGGCTTCTTCTTGTAAAGGAACCCATACAGGGCTTTGAGTTGAGAAACGTTCTGCGAATACAGGTAGCCCTGGTAGTGGTTCTCACAACAAAGATAATCTTCGAAGCTCAGGCCGTGCAGCATTGCATCGATGGCATACCGACCGCCTATTCTGTCTAGCCGGACGGGATAAGCGTTGGGCTCGGAGATGAAATCAATCTGCCGGAGGAAGCTGCGAATCTGCCAGTCCTGAAGGATGAACCTCAGTTTCTTGTGCCAGTTCAAGCGGAAGGTGCAAAGCCATCCTTCTTTCACTCGCTTCCGGACACGGATTCCGGTGAAGCGCATGAAGACGTAAGTCTTAGCCTTGACCGGAGAAAACAGGGTGATGACCAGGAATACGTACCGAAGCTGTTCCTGGTTGAGCTGCTGCCAGGAAGTGGGGAACTGGAAGTCGAGTATTCTACCCCCAAAAGTATGTGGAATCATTCTTTTCATTCTGGTAAGTCTGGAAATGTTTGACTTTGTAGGCCTCGGAGTCCTTGTAGCTGGTGAATACCTCTACTTTGGATTCCGCGTAGTTCTCGATGCGTTCCAGCATGCTCTTTGCTGCCGACCAGTTCTTTGCGATGCAGAAGCCGATGAACTTGCACATGTAGTCGGCCATGGCAGACTCTTCTTTGGTGAACGCATTGTGCCGGGCCTGTTCGAGGATGTGGTCGAAGAACTCGGCCGACACGTGCTGCCGTATCTTTTCTTCTGCCTGGTACATCTTTGTCCGGAACTCGAGCAGCTTGGAACGGTGTACGTCTGCTGAAGGAAAATCAACGTACATTTTCAGTTGTTTGGCTGTATACATCAGGTTCGGGATGTTGATACGGGCCTGTGCCGTATCTGCCCAGCTGGTACCGACCAGCAGCTCCAGGCATCGGTCGTAGGTATCTTCGGCTGCGTTGGTGACTTGCTGCAGCAGGTTCTTCACTCTGTCGGCCGAAGCCGGGGCCAGATTCTGGTTAGACACCACACCGAAGCCGGTGGGAGTCAGTACCAGGTCGAGTTGTGGTATCTGCTCCTGATAGGTACGCAGACAAACCAGTTTTGTGACCGCCTGCTCGAGTCCGGGAACAGTATCTAATTTGTCTGCCATATCACCCAGCAGCACACAGTTGATGCTTTGAAGCGTGTCATCCAGGTGAGGAGCAATCATATCATAGACCTCTGCCGTGGAATTGGTGGCAGAGGAACAAATCTTCTCGAAAATCTCTTGTGAAAATGTGATAGCCATATTGATTCGTTTTAGGATTTGTTTTCAAGGTCTGAAGCTGTCTTTTGTTTGGCATCGGTGTTCTGGTCAAGGGTGGTGAGCAGCACCATGGGCACATCCGGATACACCTTCTCACTCCATCCGTTGTACTCGATGACGATGTTATGCGGGATGTTCATCAGGTCGTGGAAAGGAATCTCCAGTGCCTGCTTGAGCGTGAACAGCTCGCGCTTGTCTGAACCGGAGTTGTTACTCTGTCCCTTGCCTGGTGTGGCACCTACTAGGTTGGGATGGATGTTGTCACCGTAACAGGTGATGTTACTGGCTTCCTGGATGTCTTCGCTCCAGTCACCGCCTTCCTTGCCGGTCTCTACCACATTGATGCGTACCATCCGGACTTCACGGCCATTCGGGTCGATGTAGTATCCGGTAATCCAAACCTTGCCGCTGTTTTCTATTCCGGAAACAAAGTTCTTGATGTTTTCCTTCTCCTTTTTGATTCGTTCCATCTTTTTCAGCGGGTCGGTAATATGCTCTTCCGCACAGATGTTACTCCAGTAGTCCTTGTGTACTTCGACCTGGTATTTTACGCTGGCATGGTTGCGGAGCTTCGCTTTCTTGCCTTTCCCAATCAGTCGTTTGATGTCGTACCAGTCGCCCCGGAAAATGCTGGTGTAGTAGGGGATGGGGTAATACTGGAAGCCGGGTGTGGGGAAGCGTACAAGAATAGCGAATTTACGGCCTTCAGTACGGACTCTTGTTTCGCCATCGCGCCCAGGTTCACGCCCCATGAGCACCATCAGGTCGCCCAGCGGGTCGCGCGGATCCAGCAGACGGATGACTTCGTAGTCTTCCGGATGGAGCGAGGCGTTTTCGCGGAAATTGGCATAAATCACGTGATTGATTTTGCCCTTTCTGGCCTGTTGGAAACGGCAGTAGCAGGCCTCTTTGTGAATGAGCCGGTTGATTCTTTTGCCGTCCCTGGAAAGAATGATGACCGACACACAGAAAAAGAAATACTTCATGTCTGTAGCCTGCTCGAGCTGGAATAGCGGCAGGCTGTTGTGAATCAGCCAGCGCTTGATTTCGGGATGGGTTGTCGGCTGTCTTGTGTCTACGTCCATGTACTTCAGTCCGGCACCGTAACAGGTGATGACGTTGAACAGCTTGTTCTGGCTCATCACTTCGTCGATGCCTATCATCTTGATGATATTAAACGGAAGCTGGTTGTCTTCACCGAAATTGACATACACCATGCCTTTCCGTCCGGGAACAGGCGTAGTCTTTACATTTGCATCTTCATCGAATACCAGACTGCTGTCTTCTACGGAAGCCATTTCGGTGGCCACGTTGGAAACCTCGATGTCAAATATCTCACCAGGCATGAAGTCGCCGTCATATTGCAGGATTGTCTTGTCCATATTAAAGGTAAATTGTCATGTTGTTAATTTCGAAAAGGGATATGTCGCGGAAGGAACGGATTACGCCGGATGCCGGAAGGCGAACCCGATGGAGCCCCTGTCGCCAGTGCGAGCCGACGCACACCGCGCCTTTGTATTCCAGAATGTCACCTGTGCTGAGTTTCCAGAGCTTCAGGTTGCAGGGCTGCCCGGACTCGAGCAGTCTTAATGCGTCTTTGATATGTATTACGTTCATAGGCTTTAATTGTATGTGTCATCGAATGAGTCGTCGAAAATGTCCGGAAGCAGACGGATCCGCTGCTGGTACCGGGATGCGAAGATGTAGGAAACAGTGAAAGCAAACAGTCCGTCGTCTTCATCGCTCCGGCTGGTATTGCTTTCGGTGATGGTTATCGGAATGTCGTCGGATTCATCCATCAGCCAGACTTCGGTAGCTCTTGCCACGTCGTCGGCCAGGTTGAACATGCCTTCGGGGATGTAACCTGTATTGAGTGTGTGCTTGCGTTGCTCGTCTACGTAATAGTTTTTGTATTGCCCGGCGAAGTAAGCTGCATTCCGGGTCAGTTCCGGCTCTACCGTATCTCCGCCCACAAAGTAGAATGTTTCGACGCATCCGAACGAGTTCCGGAACTTCAGGCCGACGGATTCCGGTTCGTCCTGGTCTACGCGGAAGGTCTGCTTCCGGGCGCCGGCCAGGATGGTGTACCGCAACAGCCGGTAGCCGGACTGGGTAAGTCGGGAAGGGGATACGTCTATGGAGCGGATACCGTAGTCGGCCACATTGCCCAGTGAACGCGTGGATTTGAGAAGCTGGTTCTGGTCGTTGACGAAGACACATTCTGCCGTCACGGGAATAGTTGTGCCGCCTGAAGACAAACTTCCGGTAGTAAGATAGAGGGTTTCCGTGCGGTTGAAAGAGGTTATTTTGTCACGCCCTGCCAAGGTCGTCAGGAAATAGTTCGTCACGAAATCTACTCCACTGCAGGGGATGATGGGACGGCATAACAGCACCGTGAAGGTCTTGCTGATGGTTGTTTCACTGGAAGCAGATACCTCGTAGCTGAACTGAAGCATCGGTGAACCGATAAGGTAAGGCTCCATGAGGGAAAACAAATCAAGAATGTGTATCTGGTTGCTGGTGTCCTGAGTATAGGTTTCTTGCAGAATGACCGTATTTGCTTGCTTCAGCACAAAGGTTACCCTTTTGTCTGCGCTGATTGTGAAGTTGTCCAGCTGTGAGGACAGGACGAAATCGGGTATATCTTGTGGAATAGTGAGCATAAATCTTTGTTTTTCTCAAAGATACCCGGCTCCGGAAAGGGGTAAAAAGACAAAAGGTGCAGCGTCCTCACGACGCCACACCTCGATATAAATGTAGAAAAAATGTAATCATCTAAAAACTTACAGTCTATCTGCGCTGCATTATCCATGCCGGTTTCCCTTCTGGATTAATTGCTATCTTAAAACCTATTTTGAGTAAGTTGAACGTTATATCGTTAATACTTATATCGACCATTTCACTCAACTCGTCTTGTATCTGTTGCGATGTCTTAAATACTGTATAATCTGTAACTTCCTTAGCTGGAAGCCATTGTTCGCAATATTGCTGAAGAACTAAAACATCAAAATTTACCGCTTCTTCCATTTGTCTCCTCCTTTCTGTCATTAAGGGCAATACCCATTATCTTGTATAAATCTTCGAACTCCTCTCTCTGGCACATGATGCTATCACAACCATTCATACATATCTGGAATTCTTCGATGAATAGCCCATTCTTATTGTAATAAGAAGTCTTCTGTACTCTGAAAACCGCTTTTTCTACATTGTCATCCATTATAAACCTCCTTTCTTGCAAAGTAAGATGGAATAGGCAAACCAGCAGAGGCAGGCAATGGCGGCCAGCCAATGGGTGAATACGGAACAGGTTAGGATACTGAAGGAAGCCAGTGCTTGAGAAATAAGCACAGCTTGGCGGTTGGAAACTTTCTCTTCCATGATGGAGGAGAACAATACATTTTCACGGTTAAGCCATAACGATATACGGCTTTGTTTTGCCTGGTTTGCAGGCAGGGCAATTTGATTTTTCATTTTTGTACAGCAGTTTAAAATGAAACAATATGTTTGTTAAATTACGGAGAGGAAACAAAAAAAGTTCCGCTCCCCGCTGCTGTACACCTGAATCAGGCCGTGGGTCCATTAAGACTCCACACGGGACGGAACTATAAGATATAATAGGCTATGCCTTGGACATAAAAAATGCCCGCAGTAAAGTTATTTGGCGAGCCATCTCGCCTGATTCAAATGTACAGCATTGCAAATATGAGGATTTATTTTGGAATGGCAAAAGAAAAAGCGGAAATTTTTTTATGGTTTCCGCTTTTTATAGAGCCGGCAGAGTCAACCAGCGAGTGCAACATTACGAAATATTTTTGAAAAAGACCTCAGCCGGAGTCGAGAAATTGAGTTTTTCTCTCGGTCTGGCATTAATTTTCTTCCTGATCTTGGTT